AAGCCCGCATCAAAGAGATGGAAGCCCTGAAGGCTGAAATCGAGAACCGCAAGGCCGCCGCGGCTGAAGAAGCCCGGAAGGCCGAAGAAGCCGCCCAGATGGACGGTGAAAAGATCATCGAGGAGGACAAGAACATGGAAAATCGTTTTGCCGTTAATTCTCCCGAATACCGGGAGGCTTTCCTGAAGAACCTGCAGGGCAAGGAGCTGACCGCTGAAGAGCGCACCGCTGTCGTTGCCACTGCTGCCATCCCCACCGAGACCGCCAACAAGATCTGGGGCAAGATGGAGCTCTATCCCATCCTGAACGCCATCGACGTGATGCACATCCCCGGCAACGTGATCCTGCCCGTGGAAGGCACCATCAACGCCGCGGCCGTGGTTGCCATGGGCACCGCTGCCACCGACGGCGCCGACACGCTGACCCCCGTTTCCCTGGGCGCCTTCAAGCTGATCAAGACCGTGGAGATCACCGCGGACGTGAAGGCCATGGCCATCCCCGCTTTCGAGGACTGGCTGGTTGACCGCCTGGCCAACAAGATCTTCCGCCTGGTGGCTTCCAAGGTCGCCGCGGGCGCCGGCACCACCGAGCCCACCGGCCTGACCAGCATCACCGCCACAGGCACCTACACCAAGGCCGCCATCTCCTACGCAGACCTGCTGACCATCATCGGCAGCCTGCCGGCGGAGTATGATCCAAACGCCAGCTTCGTCATGAGCCGCGCCACGTTCTACGGCAACGTGCTGAATGTGACCACCACCCAGAAGCAGCCCGTTGTGGTCGCGGATCCCCAGGCGCCCGCGAAGTACAACATCTTCGGCTTCCCGGTGATCATCGAAGACGGCGTCGGCACCGACATCATCTTCGGCGACCTGAAGGAAGGCTATGTCTTCAACTTCGGCAAGGACGTCGAGGTTGAGAGCGACGCGTCCGTGGCGTTCCGGACCGGTTCCACCGTGTTCCGCGGCATGGCCCTGGGCGACGGCAAGCCCACCGGCGTTGGCCTGGTGCGCTACACCAAGGCGGCGTCCTGATCGGACAATGACACACAGGGGCGGGGCCAGTACGGCTCCGCCTCTTACTTTTGCTGAGAGGTGAGAAACGATGCTGAAGGAATGCAGACTGGCAATGCAGATCTCTGAGACGGATTACGATCCGGAGCTCTGCCTGCTGATGAACGCGGGGGCGAAGGATCTGGAGATCGCCGGGGTGGTGCTTCCGGGCACGGTGAGCTTCGAGGCAACGAACAACGGAATGGTGGACACCAGTGACCTGACGGATCCCCTGGTGATGCGGGCCATCTTCACCTACGTGCGGGCCAACTTCGAAAGCCCCGCGGACTACGACCGGCTGGCTAAGAGCTACAGCCTGCAGAAGGAGCAGCTGATGCACGCCAGCGCCTACACCAACTACAACACGGGCGGTGAGGACGAATGACGAGGGCAAAGGCGGCGTATCTGATCGCGGAAAGCCCCGCGGCTCACGGGATCTTTGACGAGCCGGCGGAGACGAAGCGGAAGATCTACTGCACGGAGAAGAGCGTCGGGCAGACGGAGGTCTACCAGGCGCGGGCCACGGGGCTGAACCCGGAGCTGAAGCTGATCCTGCCCCACGCCTTTGACTACAAGGGCGAAAAAAAGCTGGAGTACGGTGGGGAGCGCTGGGACATCCTGCGGACCTACCGGGAGGGGGACAGCATGGAGCTGACCCTCCAGCGGGAAATCCGCAACGCGGAGGTGACCGGGAATGTATGACGAGCTGATCGCGCTTTTGACAAACATCAACGGGATCCAGTTCTGCGAGTACGAATGGGCAACCCGCCCGGCGGGGAACCACGGCACCTACCGGATCGACTTTGACGCGGCCACCGACAGCGGGGACGACCACAGCCAGGACAGGGCCATCGAAGGCAGCGTGGACCTGTGGACACGTGGACGGTGCAACGACATTGCGGCAGCGGTGGAAGAGGCCCTGGAGACGGTCTGCGGCGCCAGCTGGGAGAAGACCGTGCAGGAGCCGGACCCGGAGACCCACCTGCTCCGGCGGGAATACGTGTTCCAAATGGAGCGTGAGTGACGATGGCGGGAAGCATGAAGACCAGCGGGACCGAGGAGCTGATAGCAATGCTGGGGCGGCTTGGGAATGAGGCCCCACGGATTGCTGCATATGCTCTGTACGAAGGCGCAGGCGTTGTTGCCGATGCCTATAAGTCGGCCGTGGGGTCCATCATGACCACCAGCCGGAGGCGTCACAAGGAGCCTGGCGGGAGGCTTCCGACAAAGGAAGAAAAGGCCATGCTCCAGGGCGCAACGGGCGTTTCCAAGTTCCACAAGGACATCGACAGCGTGGACACGCTGGTAGGTGCAGCGGAAGGATACGGAAGCGTTAATGGGAAACGGAAAGCATACAAGCTGCTGGCCAGGTCCATTAATTCCGGTACCAGATTCATGAAGAAACAGCCGGTGTTCCGGAGGGCTTCCAGCCAAAGCCGGGGCAAGGCGCAGGAAGCGATGGTTGCGAAGGCTGAAGAGCTGATCAACGAGATCGCGAAATAAGAGGAGGACGAGACAATGGCTTATATCGGCATGAGGAGCCCGGTTGCGGCTCCTGTAACCGCCCATACGGACGGCGGGGCCATCACCTACGGCGCTGGCTTCGTGATCGGCAACGCGGTGGCGGCGAGCATCAACTTCGAGGTGAATGACAACCCGGACTACGGCGACGACATCATCATCGACAACGACAACGGGATCAGCGGCTACAGCGGCAGCCTGGACGTCAACGCCCTGACGGCGGACGTGAGGAACAAGCTGCTGGGCTGGGACACCGTGACGGGCACCGGAAGCGCGGTAACCCACTACGAGGTGACGGACGATGCTGCGCCGGAGGTGGGCTGGGGGTTCATCCATGTATCCATGTACAAGGGAACCCGCAGCTACGAAGCCTACTGGTTCCATAAGGCCCAGTTCACGCAGAACGCGGTGAACGCCAGCACCAAGGAGCGGCAGATTACCTGGAACCATCCCCAGATGAACTTCCAGGGCAAGGGCTGCTACCTGGACAACTCCGGCAAGGCCAAGTACTTCGACTGGATGAGCTTTGCAACAGAGGCCGCCGCGAAGGAATGGCTCTACGACAAGGCCGGCATCGAGTGAGAACAGGGGGGCGCTCCGAAAACGGGGCGCCTCCGCTTTTTTCGATAAAAAGGAGTGAAACAAAATGGCAGAAAACGATAGCCCGGTGACCATTGACATGACAGAGGAACCGAAGGACGGAGAGCAGATCAAGCCGGCGAAGGTGAAGAACGTTTCCGTCCTGATCGGCGACAGGACTGTTCCGCTGCGGCTGACCATGCGCGGCATCATCCAGATCGAAGAAGAAATGGATATGGATGTGGAGGAACTGCGGGCAGAGCTGAACAACCTGAAGAAAAAGAACACCAGGATGATGATCCGTGCGCTGGTGATCCTGGGGAACGAAGGGCTCCGGCTGAAGGGCGAGGAAGCGAACCTGACAGAGGAAGAGCTGATCGAAAAGATCCCAGTACACAACCGGATGCTTTACCGGGTTGGGGCGCTGGCGGCGATCGCAAAAGGGATGTTCATGGAGACGGATGACTCCGAAGAAGAGAAGCAGGACGTTGTCCTGAATGAGATCTTAAAAAAAAATACAAACTAACATCGCGGACCCTGCGGAGCTACGGGCTGACGGCGGGGCTGCGATACGATGATATGGACAATTTGAGTCCGGGAGAGATCCTGGACCTTTTCATTATGCGCCGAAAATACGACGACAATCAGCACAGAATCCAGCGGGGGTGATTAAATGGCGGACATCAGCACCAGAATGTCGGTGGAAGGCCTGAGCCAGTATAAAAGTGCATTCAGCCAGGCGCAGAACGCCGTCAAAACGCTGGACGCCCAGCTGAAGCAAAGCGAGGCCCAGTTCAAGGCAACAGGAAACCAGGAACAGTATCTGGCTGACAAAGGAAAGATCCTTCAGCAGCAGCTGAAACTTCAGAAACAGGCGGCGGAGCAGGCAAAGGCGGCCTTGAAGCAGATGGACGCTCAAGGCGTGAACCCGATGAGCCGGAGCTATCAGGAATTCGCCCAGAAACTGGCCAACGCAGAGACGGCTATTATCAACACCACGTCGGCTCTCAACACACTTGGACAGAGTGAAGACTCCGCTGCAGCAGGCGCAGACAAGCTGACCACAAGCGTCAACGGGATCAATAAGAAGATCAGCCTTGATCAGGTAATCGGCGGGATCGACAGGATAACCGGCGGGCTGGAGAGCGCGGCGAAGAAGGCCATCGAATTCGGGAAGCAGCTCTGGAACACGATCATGGACAGCGCCTCCCAGGCGGATGACATCTCTACCATGGCGACACGTCTTGGGCTGACGGACAAAGAAGTTCAGCAAATGATGTATGTCGCCGACGCATTTGAAGCGCCGGTGGAGACCATGGCCAAAACCTGGAAAAAACTGAAGAACAACATGGCCAGCGACAACGCTGAAATCGTTAAAGACTTTGAAAAAATTGGCGTCGCAACACATAAAGTGCTCTCCGGAAAGTACGGCGAGGTTATCGGACCGGCGCGGGATTACAAGGACGTTTTCTGGGAAGTTGGCGAAGCGCTAATGGCCATGACGGACGCCAGCGAACAGGAACGGATCGCACAGAAATTGCTGGGGCGCAGCTGGGACGAGATGATCCCGTTGTTCACAAAGGGACGGGAAGCATACGAAGAGGCGGTGAAGGCAGCTCCTACAGCCAGCGAGGACGCGGTGGAAAGCGCGGCGGCGCTGAACGACAGGGTAAAAGAGCTTGAAAAAAGCTGGAACACGCTGAAGCTGGAGGTTATCGGTGCGGTTGCTCCGGCACTTGAAAAGGGCGCGGATGCCCTGGCGAATGTGCTGGACAAGCTGACGGAGTACCTGCAGACAGACGAAGGGCAGGAGCTTCTGAAGGGCCTGGGGGACGCTGTCAGCGACCTATTTGGAGATCTGGAAAACATCAATGCGGAAGAACTGTCGAACAATGTGGCGTCCGTGATTAACGGGCTAACAGATGGCCTGAAATGGCTTGGCAATAACTGGGGCACCGTGAAGGACGCACTGGGGAGAATCGTGGACGGGTGGGCTTTACTGAAGCTTACTGGTGGAGCCGCGGAAGTATTAAAGCTGGTAAACGGTGTCAAGGATCTTGCTGGCGGAGGCGCAGCAGCTGCTGGCGGAGCAGCCGGCGCCAGCTGGGGGAGCGCGTTCGCTGCGGCAGTGTTAAAGGCGGCGCCGTGGATCACGTTCCTCTATGAAACACTGAAACCAGGGGAAACCGTGGACAACAGCCTGGCAGATGCAAACGGAAACCTGACACCGGAAGGCTGGAGTGATTTCTACGACCAGCGCCGGCGTGCTTCAAATGGTCAGACGCAGGACAACGTCTGGTACGACCTGATCATGGAAGCCGGCGAGATCGTAAACGGAGCCGCTGCTCTGTGGGACGACTTCGACGGGATAAACGCTCTGGCACGATATGCAAACAGCAGAGACCGCGGGAAGCTTGCAGACGATCTGGCGGCGCTGGGCTACACGCTGAGGCTGACGGACGATGAACTGATGGCGGATATCCCCAGCGGCGGGTCCACGAATGTGGAATCCACTGGCGGACTGATCCACAAGGACAGGCGGACCGGAGAGCCCATTGTCGAGGTTGACCCTGTGGTTCCGGAGGATGCATCGGGGCTTATAAGTCAGCAGATCGGCCCCGTCCCGGTAAGCATCACGATCCGTGATGTATCGGGTGCAGAGCTTGAAAGCCTGGTCGGCGGTGGAAGCAATGCCAACGGCCTGCCCTGGGTGCCGTATGACGGGTATCTGAGTGTGCTGCACAGGGGAGAGCGGGTCATGACGGCCAGTGAGAACCGGCAGTACACCTACAACAATAACACCTACTTCGGGAACGTGAACTTGAATAACGGCCTGGAAGTGGACGCTCTGACGGAGAGCATCGCCAGGAACAACCGGCGGAAGAACAGCGGATACGGCGCATAAGGAGGCGGAGACATGATCTATTCATTCACCTGGAACGGGTGGAACAGCCGGGACATGGGCATCCGCCTGCGGGAGATGCCGCCCATTATCCGGCCGGAGGAGCGGATCCAGCACGTGACCATCCCGGGGCGCAGCGGGGAGCTGACCCTGGCGGAGGGCGAGGACATCTACAACAGCTACATCCAGACCATCCCGCTGGCGGTGAAGACGGAGGAAGCCGTGCGGGCGGCTGAGAGCTGGCTGCGGGGTAGCGGGGTTGTCTCCTTCAGCGGACAGCCCACACTGCAGCAGGCGGCGCGGGTGATCAACGCGGTGACCTTCACGAAGCACGGCAGAAACAGCATCTGGTGGGACGGGGAGGTTCAGTTCTACTGCGACCCCATCAAATACCTGGTCAGCGAGGAGGCGCTGGAGATCAGCGAGAGCGGCACCACCATCACCAACGACGGCGACATGACCAGCTTCCCGCTGATCACGCTGCACGGGACGGGAACCTTTACCGCCACGGTGCGCTGCGGCGGGAACACGCTGACGGTTCCCAGCGCCACGGAAGGCCTGGTGATCGACAGCGAAAACAAATGGATCACGAGGAACGGCGTGCCCATCATGAACGC